GTTAGCATCTAAATAATTGCAAATATCAATAACCTTAAGAATGTTCATTAAACTGAATGTCCTAAATTTCCAAAGAATACAGAGCCTGGATAAATACTTTCTGTAGCTGTTTTTTCTTCATCAGCATTTATAAAATCTCTATAAGTTGTAGGCATTTTATTTTTATGCATTTTTGCTTCAGTTGTCATATTTGGATCATTAGCATTTGGATATTGACCACCAGGAGTTGGTTTATTCTCTAATTGAGCTGGACTGACATTAGCTTTTCCATCAGGGTTTGGATAATCTTGTATGGTGGTTTCGTTATACTTATCTGACAAACCATCTCTATTTGATTTTGCTGAATTATCCAAATAATTATTCAATCCATCGAAACCATCTTGACCATCTAATTTAATGTATGACATTTCTGGAACATTATTAAATCTTTCGTCAAATTTTCTTTGTTCACCAGGTACAGGTTCGGTTACTTCAGATCCAAATAATCCAACCGCATAATTCTCATCATCAGGATTAGCTATTTCTCTAGATATACGAATTAGTTGTTCTTCGGATAAAGCAAAATGAGTTCTTGATGGTCTATCTGGATCTTGGTATTCTTCTCTAGGGTATTTGGTGTCAGACTTATATTTATGTCTTGCTTCCAAACTTTGTTCCATAGTTTGCAAGTGTTTTTTATCTGTCTTGAAATTTTCTTTGATGTAAGCGGGAGAGTTTTTCAAGAGGCTATCTGCTTCTCTCTCTAAGTTCAATTTGTAATTATGTAGAACTGCTCTGTACTTAACTTGTAATCTTTCTAATGGTGTAAGATCATAGTTGATAAAACCCATTTCAACATTTTGCTTATGGAACATTGTAAGTTTTGTTTCAATGTTGTCATCATTGTATTCATTGTCTTGATGGGTTCTACTAAGAATTCTTTCAAAGCTGTCATCTTCATTGATGTACATGTTGACAGCACTATTTTGCCCTTGACTTTTACCAACACCCATGGGTTTTCTGCCAGGAGTAAACGGTGAAGGTGTCCCTCCACCTCCAACACCACCAAATTGAGCTGTTCTTACATTCTTAGACATAATGATTTTTTCTTATTAAAAATATTAATAACCTTTAAAATTTATCTTCTATTTAAGTTGACCATTTTGGATCTTGGTAATCTTTTCATAATTTTATTTGTCAAGCACTCATAACACACTGCAGCAACAGCATCACATATGTCATCTTTATATCCAGACAGTGCTTCAATGTAATATCTTTTGCCTTTCCATTTCTTTTGTAAAAATAAAAATTGAGTTTTAGCTTCTTGTATTTCATTTAATGGAACGAGTTTGTTATCGTAATCAATATAAGCTCCACCTGACAAGTCATAAATATCAATACGATCATCTCGAACAAGTTGAGCCACTTCAGTATATATTTTTTCTTTATATTCTTTGTTGAATTGTCTTTCTACAATAGGAACCCCGTGAGATTGTAATTTAATGAGAGAAGATTGTGAATTCCACTGATCAATAGAAACTTGTTTAAATCTAAATCTTCTGTGTAAATCAATAACATATTCTTCAACATCTTTTTCTTTAACAGGCTGATTTTTAGTCATAGGGTTCCAATAATGAATATGATCTATGATAACTCTCTTGAGTGGTTTGAAGTCAGGACCTACTGTTCCATACATATTTTCAGTATGAGCTACAACAAGAGCATAATAGTCAGAAGTTCTAGCAGGATCTAAGTGACAGAAGTAATCAAAAAACCCATTTGCAAATTCTATTCTTTTGACCATTGACATGCTCTTAAACATTCTTTCAATGTCATCTTGCACAAACATAGGATCAGAAGAAGATGCTCCAAACTCAGCTCCATATTGCATTTGATATTCGACTGGGTTTTTCTTTTTTTGATCATCTAACCAAGCTTTATCAATGTTTGGATTAGTAAGCCAAGTTGGAAGCTTCATTACAAGTGTGTTTTGGTCTTCTAATCTATTTTCATGCAAGTCGTAAAGGAGACCAATAGGACCTTTAGGGTTAGAAAGAAGCATCATTTTTCCATCTCTGCCAAATGTAGCTAGAGATGGCTTAAGATCATCATAAAGAGCATAGTCAACACCAGAGTCAGGATTGTCTCCTGCCATAGCTGCAACTTCGTCCATGATGATTGTCCAACAAGTAAGACCAACAAGACCAGATGCATTACTTGAACCACATCTAAGAACTAAACTACCTGAGAATGGATTAAGACCTTGTTCAGACCTTCTATCATTTTCTTTTCTGTCATGCTCAGTGTAAAAACGCATTTCAAGTTCTGTATCTTTACCAATATAAGGAGCAAAGAATGGAGAAGCAAGAACTGTTTGTTTAATTTTGGAGAAGATTGCTTTTTTAGCTTGCTCTTCATTTCTAGCAACATTAAGTAGGACTATTTCATCAAATTCCATCAATCCATATCTAGATTGAGGATGTCCCATAGAAATCAATCTGTATAGTTCATAAAGTGCCATAACAGACACAAGGAATGATTTACCTGAACGTCTACCAAGTACCAAAACAAGCTCTTGAAACTTAAATCTTTTAGAAGTTTTATCCAGTACTTGCATTCTTAATTTTGGATCAAACTCTTCTGCATTAATTAAGTCAAGTTCAGATTGATAGCAGTCAATAATAGGTCTTTCTTCAAGTGTAACAACTTGTCTCTCTGCATCAGGGTTAGTAGCTTCATCTTTTGCAGCTTGATATCTTGTTTTCTTTATTTCGTTGTCTTGTCTTTTGCATTGTAAGCAAGGAGAGTTAACAATACTGAATATTGTTTTAAACTGTTTGCCTTCTTTGTAATTTTTGTGAAAAACTTTTTCATTATCATGAATATATTTCCAAACACATCCATTACAATCAGTTTCATTTATTGTGTCCTCAATTTTAAGGTTTGTATTACCTTCTTGTCCCATATAAAAACACTTAAGTATAAGTTTTTGCCATGGATAGGGTTTTAGATTACAGAAATAAGGATGTTCTATAAATGTAACAATATCAACAATTTGATCTGGATTGAATCTTGTTTTTTCTGGAAGTGAGGGAGGAGCAACTTCTGCTCTTGTTGATGGAAGTATTTCATCCAAAAACTCTGAAGCATATCCAGATTCTTTTAGAAAATCTGTTACTGAGTTTGCTTGTTGTAATAATTGAGTTCTTAGATCCAGTTGAGATTGCTTAGCTGTATTTGGTTTTCTCATTAGTTATCTTGTTGAACTTTTTGCTTCAACACTTGAATTTCTTCTCTAATTCTTTTCTTATCAGCTTCAGTTTCCATCTGCTCATGAAGCTTTGCCAAAATTTCAAATATATTTATATTATAAATACCTTGATTATCTCTTGAATCTTTAAGCATCATGATTTTTGTAATAAGTTTCTCTACCATTGCTGCTCTTTTTAATTTCATTTCATTATTTCTAGAGCAATCAATACCTCTTACATCATCTAGTTCTACTAGTAAAGCTGTTAATGCTAGTTGATGTTCTCTAAAAATCCAAGGAGCAATTAATTCTTCTCTTTGTTCGTAGTTCTTGAGACCTGATATGGAGATTTTCTTAAAATCACAATGCATCTCCATATGAGTGTTAACTTGCATCCAGTTTAATTTTGCATCATAGTGTTCTGCAAAAAAAGCAATTACAGCCTGATTTTTCTTTCCTGAATCAAGATATACGTGTTCCACCATATCTCTTAGGTGAGAAGTACAAATAACACACCTTGGTTCTATAAACTGAGGATAAGAAATATCAGTCATATTATCAGGAGGAAGTGGAACTAAAGGTTGTTCTCCCTCTTTGATATCCCTGAATAATCTTGATGGTTTTTTTGGACCATCTTCGGGAACCATTATCGCATCAATAGTTTGTTTGTTTTGTTCCATTTTAAGTGTTATACAAAGCTAAACAAGCCGCTTGAAAAAGCGGCTTGTTTAGTGCGAAAAATAAAAAACTAATCTCTTAATGCTCTTTTCAATCTAGCATAAGGAGAAACAGTGTCAGCAGCTTTTACCATATATTCATCTGCTAAACCAAAACTTGAATAGTTGCCTTGAGTAAATTTTTCACTAGTAGATGTTGCATTGCTTAAATCAACATCTGCAGTTCCTTTTCTCATAGATACAACATACTTATTTTTAGAAGCAGTCTTTACTTCTGCTTCTTGGGATTGTGCAATTAAAACATTATTCAAAAGAGTTTCTTCGATATATGGTTTAACTGCAATATGTAAATTTTTCATTCCAACAGAAGAGCCTTGAGCAAGTTCTGCTAATCTTTGTAAATAGTTCAATCCTCTATCATCTGTTTTGATAATAGCATGATCACCAGAGCAAAGTCTCTTAGCAAATTCTCTAGCACTAACTTTTGATAATGTTCTTTCGATAATTGGAGCGCAATCTGAATATTTAGTAGGAACAACAGCAACTTCAACAACTGAATTTACTGCTGTTTCATTATTTTCATCAAATAATACTGAAGCAACTCTGTTAGCTAAATCTAAATCACAATTATCAGCTGCTAATAACTCAACAATCTGTGACTTATCAAAACCTTGATTTTTTAATTTTTGAGCTTGACTACTAGCTACAACATACGCGCCATTTTGATGAGACTTAAGTTCATTGCGCCAGTTGTAAATCATGTCGTTTGGATTATTTTCAGACACTTTATTTTCTCCCCTTAAAAGAAAATAACCCCTAGACATACTTGTATTGTCTTAAGGGTTTTGATGGAACATAATTACATAATACAAAAAAACGTAAAATATATTCCTAGTCAAACAAAAAATCTTCACCAAGCATGCTTTTTAATTGTTCAAGAGCTTTAGATAATCTTTTAGAAAATGCACCTTGAGTAATTCCTAGTTTTTCTGCAGCTTCTTTTTGATCGAATTCTTCAAAGAAATAAATAGTAATTACTTCCTTACTTTTTTCTGGAAGTTTATTAACTGCTTCATGCAAAGTGATAACAGTGTCTATGTTATTAAATGGATCTTCACATTTTTCTTCAAATGTGTGTTCTTCAGTAAGTTCTTCTCTATGAAAATACTTT